GGCATCCACCCCGACGCCATGGTCCAGTGGAAACCTTCGCTCAAGCTCAAGGAATACCGCGAGCTGACCGCCGAGCAAATCCAGCTCTTCGACCAGTGCCTGATCGTGAAGCCCGGTTCGCCTGCGCTGGAGATCGTGCTTCCGAAGAAACGTGCATCGGCGCCGGGGGACAAGCAATGAGTGGCGCCTTTGCCTATGTGCATGCCCGACCGGACGGAACGGTGTTCTACGTCGGCAAAGGCACCCGCCAGCGTGCATTCGAGATGTCCGCAGGGCGCCGCAGCAAACATCATCAGCGCATCGTCGCGAAGCACGGCAAGGGGAACATCCTTGTAGGACTGATGGAATGCTCTAGCGCGGAGATTGCGTTCGAGCTTGAGAAGGGTCTTATCAAGTGCTTCCGTCGTATGGGTGTTGAGCTGTGCAACCATACGGACGGCGGTGAAGGTTGGCACAATCCGACGGAAGCAGACAAGGCAAAGCACTCCCAAGCGATGCGCGACGTCTTGGCGGTTCCCGAAGTAAAGCAGCGTCAAAGTAAAGCGATTCGCACAGCGCTGGCGGACCCTGTGGTCCGCGCCAAGCAATCCGCAGCAGCGAAGGCGCGTTATGCCGATCCCAAGGCGCGGGAAGAACAATCCGCGCGCATCAAAGCGTCTTGGGAGCGTCGGAAATGCGGGTCACTGTGATTGCGGACGCCTCGTTCTGTCCAGACACGAACGTCGCCGGCTATGGGTATTGGATCGCATCCGAACGCGGCAAACAAGGTGGAGGCGGTGAGATGAAATGTCGTGTGGAGGGTAACATCGCAGCGGAGATGCAAGCTGTGGCGAACGCCCTCTACATTGCGACCCGCCTCCAGCTTGTGCAGTCAGACGATGAAGTTCTCATCCAAACTGACTGCATGGCGGCAATCGATGCGTTCGAGGGTAAGCGGAGGAATCTGCCTGCCCAGGAATGGGAAGCGGTGCGTGTGTTGCGCCGCCTGCGTTCCGACCACAGCCTGAGAGTCGTGTTCCGACATGTGAAGGGGCACACAGGCAAGAAGGAGGCACGCTTCGTCACGAACCATCTGTGTGACAAGCGCGCCAAAGAGGCAATGAGAAGGGCTCGCGCCCGTGTTCAATTGGAGATGCAATGAATCAACCGAATTACGAAGGCAAGGGGGCCATCGCTCTGGACGTTCTGGATCACGGTTTCGTGGCCCTGCGCAACATGTCGGGCCCGAACCGTCGTCCGGACGCACCGTTCGACGCAGACGATATCGATCCGGCACAGTCCGCTCGCATGTCGTTTGACCAGATGGACAGCGAACGCACCCGCGAAGCTGACCTCAAGCTGGCAGACTACCTGATGCGCAACTGGCACACCAGCCCGTTCGAGATGGTGGAAATCTGGCTGGAAATGAAGATGCCGATCTTCGTCGCGCGGCAATTCGTGCGCCACCGCACTGCTACCATCAACGAGGTGAGCGGTCGCTATGTGCAGCTCCCGGCGGAATGGTACGTCCCGGAAGTCGTGGGCGGTAAGGCTGCCAACAAGAAGCAGGGGCAGGAAGACAACCTGGACAAGCCGACTCAGGAATGGTTCCGCCGTGTGCTGCATAGCCAGTGCGAGCTGTCCTATGGTCTGTATCAAGAAGCTCTGGAGCGCGGTGTGGCTGCTGAGCATGCGCGGACGCTGCTGCACCTCAACCACTACACGCACTGGCTCTGGAAGCAAGACCTGCATAACATGCTGAACTTCCTGCGCTTGCGTGACCACAGCCACGCCCAGATCGAGGCACAGCGCTACGCACAGGCCATTGATCAGCTGCTGCGCCAGTACCTGCCGAACAGCATGGCGCTCTATGACAAGTATCGCCGTCTCGGAGGTTAAGATGAAGCCCATGCTCGCGGTGGAAGCACCGAAAGAAATCAAGTTCCCTGTCTATGCCAGCGCCAAGCTGGACGGCATCCGCTCTGTCATCAATGAAGACATGGCGATGTCGCGCACCATGAAACCCATCCCGAACGGGTTCGTCCAAGACTACCTTGGGCAAGCCTTGTTCAACGGGCTGGACGGTGAGCTTACGGTGGGCCCTGCAAACGACAAGAACGTGATGCAGGCAACGACCAACGGCGTCATGTCGCGGGACGGGGAACCCGACTTCACTTTTTGGGTGTTTGACTTCTTCACCGATGCCAAGATGCCTTACGGTGAGCGTCTGCGCCTGATGGAGCGTGCCTTCAAAGATGGTGCGCTGGGTAACTACCCGCGGATCCGGCTGCTCAAGCAGACGCTCGTTCATAACGAACAAGAGCTTCATGCGTTCGAGACGATCACGCTGGAGCAAGGGTTCGAGGGTGTCATGATCCGTGACCCGAAGGGCATCTACAAGTTCGGTCGCAGTACCGCGCGGGAGGGCTATCTGCTCAAGGTGAAGCGCTTCGCGGACTCGGAAGCTGTGGTCATCGGTGTGGAAGAGCTCATGCACAATGCCAACGAAGCGACGCTCGATGAGCTCGGCTACACGAAGCGCAGTTCCCATCAGGACGGTAAGGTGCCCATGGGCACGCTTGGGGCGCTGAAGGTGCGTGACCTGACCACAGGTATCGAGTTCAATATCGGTACGGGATACACGGCGGCGCAGCGCGCGGAGCTCTGGGCCATGTGGCTGGCTGGTACGCTGGCAGGCAAGATTGCCAAGTACAAGCATTTCGAGGTTGGCGTGAAGGAAGCCCCGCGCTTTCCCGTGTTCCTGGGCTTCCGCAACCCTCTTGACATGGGAGAAGCGAAATGAAAATCAAGTCTGCTGCTCAAGTGCCTCCTATCATTGGCAATTTCTCCGACGAGGAATTGATCAGGCACGTCGAGCACTACTATCCGAATCTGAACGGCCCGCTGCGCACGCTGCTCAACCGCTTCGAATCCCGCGTGTATGGTACGCCGGAGCAAGTGCAGCTCGAGCACCAGGCGGGCCAACTGCAAGACTTGCAGGAAGGTGACAACGAAGTGAGCTGCCCGCATTGCGGTTCTGTGCTCCAGATTGACTTGGAGATCGAATCGTGAAGGAAGCCTACATCGACGCTCCGCGGTTTCACAAGGCGTCGCTCAAGCTGATTGCACTCTGCGACGAGATCGTCACAGACTACAATGGGCAGGGCTACCGACTGACGATCCGCCAGCTTTACTATCAACTCGTGGCGCGCGGACATATCGAGAACACCGTGCGCAGTTACGACAACATCGTCGCACTGATGACGAATGCTCGCCTCGCTGGTCTTATCGACTGGGACGCTATCGAAGACCGCACGCGCGGCATTCTGGAGCGCTCGCACTGGTCCAGCGGTAGTGACATTCTGCAAGCGTGCGCGCAGAGCTATCACGAAGATCTGTGGTCAGATCAACCGAACCGCGTCATCGTCGTGGTGGAGAAGGAAGCGCTGGCCGGTGTGCTGGAACGCACCTGCAAGGAATGGGATGTTCCGCTCCTTCCGGCTCGTGGATATCCTAGCGCCACCACGTTGCGCGAGCTGGCCAAGACCCGTATAATGCGGGCAAGCCAGGAAATTGTGGTCTTGCACCTTGGAGACCATGACCCGAGCGGCATCGACATGTCGCGTGACCTGCACGAACGCCTCGAGCTGTTCAGCAGGCATTGCGTGAGCATTGACTTCCGCAGGCTGGCCTTGAACATGGATCAGGTTGAGGAGCAGAACCCTCCGCCTAACCCTGCCAAGGTCACTGACAGCCGTTATGAGTCCTATCGGGCACAGTACGGTGAGGAAAGCTGGGAGCTCGATGCGCTCAGCCCGCAATACCTGCATCGTCTCGTGAGCAAAGAGGTTGAAAGTCTGGTAGAGTTCAGCCTTTGGAACGAACGCTGCAAAGAAGTTGAAGAAGTACGGGGTCGGCTGCAAAAGCTCGCCGACGAGTTTGACAAAGGAGAAGGCTGATGGCTTTGCAATTCACCACAGCTGAGCAGGCGTCACAGCTCTCCGGAGTGAAAGCGCTGGTCTATGGTGGCGCGGGTATGGGTAAGACGGTTCTGTCCGCCACCCTGCCTGCCCCCGTGCTGATCAGCGCCGAGTCCGGTGTGCTGTCGCTCCGCAAGGCTAACCTGGAGCGTCTGTTCGGTGTGGGCAATCCGAACATCTGTTACAACATGCCCATCATCACCGTGACGAACGTGCAAGACCTGACGGACGCCTATGAGTGGTGTGCTCGAAGCGCGGAAGCGAAGCAATTCGCAAGCGTCGGTCTGGACAGCATCTCTGAAATCGCAGAGGTCGTGCTCAACAATGCCAAGCGGCAGGTCAAAGACCCGCGTCAGGCTTACGGTGAGCTGATCGAGAAGATGGAGACGCTGATCCGCCTGTTCCGTGACCTGCCCGGAAAGAACGTCTATGTGGCTGCGAAGATGGAGCCCATGAAGGACGAGATGACTGGTGTGGTCAAGTACGGCCCGTCGATGCCCGGTTCCAAGCTGGGTTCGAAGATCCCGTACTTCTTCGATGAAGTCTTCCGCCTGGGTGTCAATAAGACGCCTCAGGGTGAAACCTATCGATTCTTGCAGACTCAACCCGATCTGCAATTCGAAGCAAAGGATCGGAGTGGCGCACTCGCTCCGTTGGAACCTCCTTTCCTCAGTGCGTGTTTTGCCAAAATCCTAGGAGCTTAAAAGCCATGGCACAATTGAACTTTGATGCAACCCAAGTCGCCCCCGATCTCGGCTTCGAGACCGTCCCCGCGGGCTGGTACAACGCGATGATCGACGAGTCGGAAATGAAACCGACCAAGGACGGCTCCGGTGCTTACCTCCAGACCCGTTTCAACATCATCGACGGCCAGTACGCCAACCGCAAGATCTACATGCGCCTGAACCTGCGCAACACCAATCCGGTGGCCCAGGAAATCGCCTACAAGCAACTGTCGGCGATCGCGCACGCCGTCGGCGTTCTGCACGTCCAGGATTCCAGCCAGCTGCACGGCCTGCCCATGAAGATCAAGGTGAAGCTCCGCAAGGACACCTCCGGCCAGTACGAGGACTCCAACGAGATCAGCTCGATCAAGAACATCAACGAGCAGGTCGATATGGGCTCCCAGGCTGGTGCCGCTCCTGCGGGCTTCGGCGGTGCTCCGGCGGGCGGCATGCCTCCGGGCTTCGGTGCTCCGCAGCAAGCTCCGGTTCAGCAGCCGCAGCAACAGTGGCAGCAGCCGCAGAACTTCGGCCAGGCACCCCAGCAGGCACCCGCACCGCAAGCCGCTCCGCAGCAGCCGTGGCAGCAAGCGCCGGCCCAGCAACCGGCACCCCAGCCGCAACAGGCCCCGGCGCAAGCTGCACCGGCCCAGCAGCCCTGGCAGCAGCCCGCAGCGGCCCAGCCCTGGCAGCAAGCGCCCCCGCAGCAAGCTCCGGTTCAGCAGCCTGCTCCCCAGCAAGCCGCTCCGGCACCCCAGCAGGCAGCGCCGGCGGGTTTCAATCCGCAGACCGCCACCCCGCCCTGGGCTCAACCTCAGCAGTAAGCTGACCAGCATGGAGGGCGCATTCGAAAGAGTGCGCCCTCTTTTTCCGAGGAGATGTGATAATGGCAGATGATGCTGACCGCGCACTCAAAGACGCGGAAGTGCTGGATGAGGCGCATATTCGGGAGATAAGCGCAAGAGCGGCGAACATGCCCAAGGGTGTGCCTGGTATCTGCAAGCACTGTGACGAACACTTCGAACGACTGGTTGGCGGGCACTGCGGACGGTGCCGGGACTTGCTCAAGCTCCCCTAAGCCCTCTGAGTCATATAAGGAGGCGTGATGCCTAATGTAATTCTCGCGACGCACACTGTCGCAAAGATCGACGCAATGGTGAAGGCGGATCAAGGATCTGCCTTCCGTGAATGGCTCGGAAAGGTGATCGGGCACATCGGTGACGCATACCGCACGGGTAACGAGGGGCACCGCTCGCACATGGGCGCATCGCTCATTGGCGGGGAATGTGCTCGCGCGATCTGGTATAACTTCCGCTGGGCAACGAAGTCGAACTTCGAGGGCCGCCTGCTGCGCTTGTTCAATCGCGGGCACCTGGAGGAAGCACGTTTCATCGCAATGCTGTTGATGATCGGTTGTGAGATCTACCAGCAAGATGAGAACGGGAACCAGTTCCGTATCTCGCACGCGGAAGGACATTTCGGCGGGAGCGGTGACGGTGTCGCTGTGGGGATCCCAGACTTACCTCCGGGCACTGCTGCACTCACCGAGTTCAAGACTCACAACGACAAGTCCTTCACCGAGCTGAAGGCGAAGGGTGTTCGTGACGCGAAGTTCGAACACTACGTTCAGATGAACGTGTATATGCGCAAGATGGGCCTGGCGGTTGCGCTGTACCTTGCAGTCAATAAGAACACCGACGAGCTCTACGGTGAGATCATTCCGCTCGATACTGCTGTGGCAGACCAGTTCCTTGACCGCGGCGACAAGATCGTGTGGATGTCCGAGCCCCCGAACAAGATCAACGAGTCCCCGGGCTTCTTCAAGTGCCGATGGTGTGACCACAGGCCTGTCTGCCACCTCAAGGCTGCGCCAGATAAGAACTGCCGGACTTGCGCGTACAGCGAGCCCTCGGAGGGTGCGAAGTGGATCTGCAATAGACCTGTCCAGCCTATTGGTGAAGGTGCCAACGAAGTGATTTCTAAAGAGGTGCAGCTCGTTGGCTGTGAGGACTACACTCCGCGGAAGGTGTTTGGATGATCCAAGCTCGAAGCTATCAGGTCGAAGCTGTTAGCTCGATCTACAGCTACTTCGCAAGCAACAGGGGCAACCCTGTTGTCGCGATGCCCACTGGCACAGGCAAGAGCGTCGTGATCGCGATGTTCCTGGAATCGGTGTTCAAGTATTACCCGAACCAGCGAGTCATGATCCTGACGCACGTCAAGGAGCTGATCCAACAGAACTACGAGAAACTGATGGGCCTGTGGGCGTTCGCGCCTGCTGGTGTGTATAGCGCAGGGCTGAACCGTCGTGACGTGCATGCGCCTATCACGTTTGCGGGCATCGGTTCTGTCGCTAAGAAGTGGGCCATGTTCGGAAGTGTCGATCTTGTGATCATCGACGAAGCTCACCTCGTAAGCCCCAGCGAAGCGACAATGTATCAGACATTCCTCGCTGGGCTAATGAGCATCAACCCGAACCTGAAGGTTATTGGGCTGACTGCTACACCGTGGCGACTCGGGCACGGTAAGCTCACGGACCCTGTGAAGAACGACAAGGGTGAGGAAGTTCCGGGCCTCTTCACTGACATCTGCTTTGACATCACTGGCATCGAAGCGTTCAACCGCTTGATCGCTGAAGGCTACCTTGCCCCGCTGGTGCCCAAGAGCACAGTTACGAAGCTGGACGTGGATGGCGTTCATATGCGGGGCGGTGAATTCATTGCCAGTGAGTTGCAGACCGCTGTCGATAAGATGGATATCACTGTCGCAGCGGTCAAGGAAGCGCTCGAGCTAGGCTGGAACAGGAATCACTGGCTGGTGTTTGCGGCTGGTGTGGAGCATGCAATCCACACCGCTGAGATCATGAACGACATGGGCATCCCGACTGTCGCCATCCACTCCAAGATGAGCGACAAGGAGCGGGACGACGCCATCCGCGACTTCAAGGCCGGTAAGTACCGCGCGGCAGTCAATAACAACGTGCTGACCACAGGGTTCGACTTCCCTGCTATCGACTTGATCTTGTGCCTGCGTCCGACAGCTTCGGCGGTGCTGTGGGTGCAGATGCTGGGCCGTGGCACGCGCCCAAGCCCCTGGACAGGGAAAGAGAATTGCCTGGTGCTTGACTTTGCAAACAACACGCGCAGACTCGGACCAATCAATGACCCTGTGGTTCCACGCCGCAAAGGCGAGAAGGGCGGCGACGCACCTGTCAAGGAATGCCCGTGCTGCCGGACATGGGTTCATGCCAGCCTGCGCTGGTGTAACGGACTGATGCCCGACGGTTCGAACTGCACTTACGAATTCAAGTTCCAGACCAAGCTCAAGCAAGGCGCCAGCACTGCAGAACTCATCAAGGGTGACATGCCTGTCGTTGAAGTGTTCAAGGTGGATCACCTGACGTACATTGAGCACAAGAAGGAAGGTCGCCCACCCATGATGAAAGCGACCTACTATTGCGGCTATCGCATGTTCGAGGAATTCGTCTGTGTGGAGCATACGAACTATGCCGGCAAGAAGGCGCGCGACTGGTGGCGTGCCCGCAGCGACGAACCCATGCCCACCACTACAGCGGACGCGCTGGAACGTGCTGACAGGGTGCGCGTGCCCACGCACCTCCGAGTCTGGATCAATAAGAAGTATCCGGAGATCCTTGCTGTATGCTTTGATGGCACCGCGTTCGGCACACAGGAGGCAAGCGACGCGGATGAAGGCCCCAGCGTGCAGACGCACCACAGCGCACCGCTTGAGGATCAGAGGCAAGCGGAACCCGCTAACTACACGGATCTGGACGATGACATCCCGTTCTAATCGATTTTCAGATATCGATAAAAACTTTTTTACGGGCAAGCCTGAAAAAGGGCTTGCATCTTTGTCCAGTTCGTCTATAGTACGATTCATGGATGCAGCGGTGCATCAAACAACGGGTCGGAAGACCCTCAACCTCTAGGAGAAAGAAAATGGCAAACTTCAACGAAATGGGCAAAGTGGAACTCCGTCAGGCTTGCAAGGACGCCGGGATCAAGAACTACGGTAAGATGAACAATGACGGCATGCGTGCTGCACTGGAAGCGCACTATGCTGAAGCCAAGGGTGCTGAGGAAGCTGCTCCGGAAGCTGTGGTCACCGAGGAAGTGCAGGAAGAAGTACCTGTCAGCGCCCCGAGCGGTCTGGCTTCGATGGTTCAGCAGATGATGGGTGCCAACGAGAAGAAAGCGGAGCGCGAAGCTGCTCCCGCCGCTGCCAAGCGCACCAGCAGCGGCCTGAAGATTGAGAAAGAGCGTGAAGAACGCAACGGCATCAAGAAGCCGTCCGTCGGTGGCCAGTGCCGTGCTGTGTGGGACGCGCTTGACGCGATGGTGGAAGCTGGTGCGCAGCCCACCGCCAAACAAGTGAAGGCCCTGGCTGAGGAGCGCGGCTGGAACCCGAACAATGCGTCCATCGAGTTCTACCAGTGGCGCAAGTTCAACGGCATTCGCGGTCGTCAGTAACCTCACAAGCGAGGGGCGAAAGCCCCTCAGGAGATCTGCCATGGTCCGGTTTCTGTTAGTGCTTGCAGCCGTCCTCCTTGTGCTCTATCTGATCTTCTCCGAGGTGTTCGCTACCGCTGAGCGCTTCAAGCACAAGGCAGAATGCCGGACCCCTCTTGCTGCATACATGCACGGAGGGTCTCCCAAAGACTTATCGAAATGTGAGGTGAATAATGTACGTCAGCCTTGACATGCAGAACATGAGGATCGTTCATAAGCATTCGTCCCTGAATGCTGTGTGTGGCCTGGTGCATATCGAGCTTCCAGATGTCGCTGTTAATGTGGGCGCCTACGACATGGTCGTCAAGCACAAGACCGACATGGAAATCAAGATGCTGTTTCGGTCGTGCTTTCCTGGGCAAGCTGACCACATGCCCATCCCTGAGATGAAGGCGCGCATTCTTCAGTTCGTTGAGGCGTTCCCTGAGACAGACCTTGACGAACTGGAGGTCAAGCGTCAAGCCGACAGCATCCGCGACGGCGACAAGAAGGCCTACAAGTATGTCAAAGGGTCTTTCCGTGCGTCGCGACCTGCGGAGCTGTTTGACGACGCTACGGGCGACAGCGTGCGTGCCGGTGCTACCGTACCGGCCAACACTGCTGCGCGGCCTGTGCGGCCCGCTGCTGCCCCGCGCGCTGCGACTGGTGCCCCAAGGGCCAGCGGTGTGCGGGAAAAGATCTGGGCTGTTGCTGATCGCATGTGGGAGGAGGCTGGAAAGCCGACCGAGAAGAGCACTGTGCTCGCACTGCGCAAGGACATCATGAACGCACTGGAGCAGGACGGGGTGAAGCGCACTAGCAGCTCCAACGAGCTTGGCAACTGGCAGAAAGCGCGGATCGCGTAAGATATCCGATTTGCCCGCTTGCACTCATGCTCCTGGAGTGTTACATTGCAATCCCGTCCATCACCGGACTTTATTTCACTGGAGAAATGCCATGACCGAGAAGACCGCCGAACAGATCGCCGCCGAGCAGGCGGAAGCCCAGCGCAAGGCCGAAGAGAAGGCCGCTGAAAAAGCGCGCAAGGAAGCCGAGAAGGCTGAAGCCAAAGCCAAGCGTGAAGCCGAAGCTGCCGAGAAGAAGGCTGCCAAGGAAGCTGAGAAGGCCCAGAAGAAAGCTGACGCCGAAGCCAAGAAGGCTGCCGAGAAGGCTGCGAAGGAACAGGCCAAGCTCGACGCCAAGGCTGCCCGCGAAGCGAACCGCATGCCCGAGCAGAACGGCATCCGTCGCCCGAAGCCCGATACCCTGTGCGGCAAGGCCTGGGGCATCTTCGACACCGTGTCCGCCAAGAACGGTGCGCCTGCTTCCATCGGCGAATCCATGGAACTGGCCAAGGCCGACGGTCTGAACGAAGCCAACGTCCGTGCCGAATATGCCCGCTGGCGCAAGTTCCACGGCATCACCGGCCGTATCGAGTCCCCGAAGGCCGAAACGACCTCCGAAGGTGCTGCGCAGGGCTAACCCTGCTACAATACAGCGCCCTGAGCATCCGCTCAGCGGGAAACCTGCAAAGGGGCAGAGATGCCCCTTTGCTATCTACCCCGGAGGTTCCATGAACTTACAACCAATCGAGAAGCGCACCAAGAGCGCTGACGGTCTGCTGTCACTGCACAGCATCTTTCACACCATCCAGGGCGAAGGCCCTTTCTGCGGAACTCCTTCCGTCTTTGTCCGACTCGCAGGGTGCAATCTTCAATGCCCCGCATGCGATACCGACTACACCCAAGGCAGGCGCGCTGCAAGCGCCCAAGAGATCCTCGACAAGGTGCAGGAATACCAGTCGAGAGGCCTTGTGGTCATCACCGGCGGCGAACCCTTCCGCCAGGACATCACACGACTCCTCAACGTACTGACCGACGCGGGCTTCTACGTCCAGATCGAGACTAACGGTACGCTCGAACCTGTCGAGTACCCTTACAGCACCATGCCCGACATTCGAACGGGCGTCTATGTGGTGTGCAGCCCCAAGGCAGGCAAGGTGCATCCGCGCATCAACGACGTCGCCTGCTGCTTCAAATACGTGATCGCGCATGACAGCATCCACGAGGATGACGGTCTGCCCTTGCGTGCGCTGGAGCATCGGGCAAGCCCGTATGTCGCCCGTCCGCCCAAGAACTGGGCGCGTCCGATCTACCTGCAACCGATGGACGCTAAGGACGACAGCATCAACCGACTGAACCTGCAAGCGGCCATCGGCTCCTGCATGAAGTTCGGTTACATCCTTCAACTACAGATCCACAAGATCATCGAAATGGAGTGAGCTATGTGCGCAATCATTGGCGCCTTGGTGTGGGGCTTGACCACACCTGAAGCACGGTCACAGGCCAACGGTCTGTTGAACCATATTGTGGCGCACAGCCACGAGCGCGGTCGAGATGGTCGGGGCTTCTTGACGAACTACGGTGACGACATCGTTATCGAGAAGAGTACCGACCGCAAGGACGCGAAGGACTGGACGCCTGTCGAGTTCTTCAAGAGTGACGTGTCGTCCGCTACCTTCATCAGCAACCTGCGAGCCGAACCGACAACCGAGTACGTCGCTGACAAGTCCCAGGACGATCAGCAGCCCTACAGCGCGGGGCACTGGTCCATCGTGCATAACGGCACCATCGCCAATGACAAGGCGCTGCGCACTGGCAAGGTGCCCACACGCATTGACAGCGCAGCGATCGCGGAAGTGCTGGACGCCAACCGCTGTGACGGTTCCAATGCGTATCGGACAGCGCTGCACTTCATCGAGGGTGTGAAGAAGCTCAAGGGCAGCTATGCGATCCTGGCGACGCATAGCGAGCAGAAGAATCATCTGCTGGTGGCAGCAAACTACCGCCCGATCTGGTTCGTCGTAACCGAAGTCGGCGTCTTCTTTGCAAGCGCGCGCCACTACTTCCCGGACAACATGACCCCGCGCATGGTTGATCCATATTCGGTCATGAGTTTCTACTTCAGCGATCACCTTGAGATCCGCGGAGAGTCCCTGTACGATGTGGGCGCCCGTTCCAAGGCGCTGGTCGTGTGCAGCGGTGGCCTGGACAGTGTGGTCGCTGCTACCTACGTCAAGAAAGTGATCGGGGTTGATACCGAGCTGATTCACTTCTGCTACGGTAGCCGCGCGGAAGGCCCTGAGGTGATCGCTGTGCAAGCTGCCGCGGACGCGCTGGGCGTACCCTGCACCGTGTTCCCCCTGCCCGTCTATAAGCCCAGTGACTCCCCGCTGTTGCAAGCAGACAGCAAGATCGCGGGCGGTGAGGAAGGTGCCGAATTCGCTCACGAATGGGTGCCTGCGCGGAATCTGCTGCTGCTCAGTGTGGCTACCGCTTACGCCGAAGCAAACGGGTTCGACACTATCGTCCTCGGAAACAACCTCGAGGAAGCTGGTGCCTATCCTGACAACGAACCGGAGTTCATTGCCAAGTTCAATGACCTGTTGCCCTTCGCTGTGGGCGATGGAAAGCGCATGCGAGTCATGATGCCTGTTGGCAACCTGATGAAGCATGAGATCGTTGAGCTGGGGCACCGCATCGGAGCACCGCTCGACAAGACCTGGAGCTGCTACCGTGCAGGCGAGCAGCACTGCGGAACGTGTGGTCCGTGCTACATGCGTCGGACTGCTTTCGAAATCAACGGCCTCGAAGAGGTCATCACTTACGCTAACGAGAAGGAGTAACCACATGCCCTGGCAAGCCAAACGATATCACGACATCAGCTGCGGACACCGCGTCTTCCAGCACGAGTCGAAGTGCGCGCACCTGCACGGCCACAACTATCGAGTCCATTTCACCTGCGAAGCGGAATCGCTGGACAACATCGGCCGCGTGATCGACTTCAGCGACATGAAGTCCCGCCTGTGCATGTGGCTGGAAGATAATTGGGATCACAAGACGCTCATCTGGGAGAACGATCCGTGGGCCAAGGTGCTGCCCGAGATCGACCCGACGATCGTGATCGTCCCGTTCAATCCGACCGCCGAGAACATCGCTCAGCACCTCGTTGAAGTGATCGGCCCGCAGCAGCTCGCAGGCACCGGCATCAAACTCGTACATTGTGACGTCGAAGAGACGCGCAAGTGCTCCGCCTCCTTCCACGCTCACTAAGGACACATCATGCAACTGACTCTGAATCATAACGACGTGCAAGCGCTCGCGCAGCGGGCGGCACAGGCCATTTTGGCCTTCGGTGCTACCCTTGGCCGCACCCTGCTGGCTTACCCCGTACCGCGCGGCGGTGTGCCCGTTGCGTACCTGCTGCAAGGGCTCGCGGGGTT